GCAGAAGACGCATGGGAACAATGCGATGAATCTTCAACTCAATTTAAATATATAAAAACAAGATATGAAATCTTTCGTGTCGAGGATGAAGATGGCACTAGCATTTAGTATCGAAGAAAAGAAAGAGCGCATCCGGCAAGCGATGGAGATATACGCCACTACCGGGACATGGTCAAAAGCCGACAACATTGTCCGGCGGCAGAGCGTCGAGAAGTGGGTAAGAGACCCTGAGCTGCTGGCATACGCTACAAGCCTTGGATACCAGCAGATGTGTACCGATGAGGTAGCAGGGTTTGCACCCGTAACAGCACATTACACCGCCCGTATGGCTTTCTCCGGTGCCTTGGTGCATATGAGGGATGGCAAGTACGTTTGCCGGGACGGCGCAAGAATCCACTATGCCATCAGCCACGGGCAGATGGTGATGTACAAGCTCGACGGTGCTGGGAACCGGCATCATGCCGGGGTTGCTTACTTTAGAGGTGCTGATGTCATGGCTAACGACTGGATGATAATAAGATGATACCTTTTGCTATTGGCGCCTTGGTCGGGGCTGGATGCTTGGCGGTATACAACGAACTGTATATCCGCTGGTTGTATGCTGATGTAAAGAAACAGGCTAAAGCCCAAGGCATCAGCAAAGAAAAGATGAGGGCTGCTATGCTCTGGGCTACCAGCGCGGAAATCAGGAAGAATCTAGATGAAGACTAGAGAAAAGGAGTACGAAGATGGCAGCACAACCCGGAGCAGGTAGACCAACCAAGTACACACCGGCAACGGTAGCCAAGCTCACAGACGCTCTGCGCGGTGGTAACACCCGCAGGGCTTCTTGCGCTGCCGCTGGTATCTCACAAGAAACATTGGCTAGATGGTTAGCCGAAAATGTTGATTTTAGGGATGCTATAGAAAAAGCAGAGGGTGAAGCGGAGCTGCGGAACCTTGCAGTCATCCAAGATGCAACCCGCACCACTTGGCAAGCGGCCGCGTGGTGGCTTGAGCGTAAGCATAAAGCCGACTGGTCATCAAGGGTAGAGCAGACCGGCGCTGACGGTAGCCCGGTCAAAGTGATAGTCGAGTATGCGGATAAACCCGGTGCATAAGCTTTACCACGGCAACTGTCTTGACATCCTACGCACCATGCCGGATTGCTCGGTTGATGCTGTTGTAACCGATCCGCCGTACGGTTTATCCTTCATGGGCAAGCGTTGGGATTATGATGTTCCGTCTACTGAGATATGGGCAGAATGCTTGCGAGTGCTGAAGCCAGGCGGTTACCTGCTGGCCTTTGCCGGTACTAGGACACAACACCGCATGGCGGTACGCATTGAAGATGCCGGGTTTGAGATACGGGATATGTTAGCGTGGATGTACGGTAGCGGGTTCCCAAAGTCTCACAACGTAAGTTGTGCCATAGACAAGTCATTTGGTCACCCTAATCGTGGTAGAGCAATCCCTACAGCGTCCACGTATCAAGCTTCAGACGTCAATAAAGAAAACAAGTTGACCAGTAATGAGGTCACTCCATACGAACCACTTACTGATGAAGCAAAGAATTGGCACGGCTGGGGTACAGCACTCAAGCCAGCCATGGAGCCTATCACGATGGCACGTAAGCCCTTCAAAGCCACGGTAGCGCAGAACGTGCAGGAGTGGGGTACAGGCGCCATCAACATAGACGGTTGCCGGATTGGTGAAGAGGAAATAAAAACCTGTGCGAAAGTGCCGGGTAAAAGTTTCAATAGCCTTGCGCCGGTTAGCGGATTCAACGGTTGTGAGGAATCAACACACTTAGGCCGCTGGCCCGCTAACGTGTTGCACGATGGAAGCGCTGAGATTCTGCAAGGCATGGGCGAAGCGGCACGGTTCTTCTACACGCCTAAAGCCTGTAAAGCGGATAGAGAAAATGGATGTTTCGCATTACCGTTAGTGTCTTATGAAATGAACAGGCCGCCAGACAGTGACGTTGACCTAGTCCCAACCGTAAACCGCAACTTCCACCCGACCGTAAAGCCTACCGACCTGATGCGCTACTTGTGCCGCATGGTTACACCTACCGGAGGCATCGTGCTTGACCCCTTCACCGGATCAGGTAGCACCGGGCGGGGTGCAGTGCTTGAAGGATTCCGGTTCATCGGTTGCGAGATGGATGCAGACTACATCGAGATAGCGAAAGCCCGCATCCTTGCAGCTGAGAAAGCGTACCAGCCTTGCCTGATATTCGACTAGTCTTACCAAGGCCCCATGAAGCCCAGCAGATTATCTTGCGGGAAGCCAAGCGGTACAACGTGCTTGCTTGCGGGAGACGCTTCGGTAAGACCACGCTGGGCGGTAATCTTTTATCTGACCCGGTGCTGATTGACGGCTTGCCTTGTGCTTGGTTTGCACCTACCTACAGGCTCCTAGAAGAGGCATACGCCGATCATAAGAGAATCTATGCTCCGGTTATCCGCAGGGCGGTACAAAGCCCCGCACCGCGCATCGAGCTTATAACCGGGGCAGCCATCGATTACTGGACTTTAGATGACCCTAGCACCGTAGCCCGTGGTCGTAAGTACAAGCGGGTCATCATCGATGAGGCAGCCATGGCACGGCATCTAGAGCAAGCCTGGACGGAAGCAATCCGCCCAACGCTAACGGATTACCGGGGAGATGCTTTCTTCTTGAGCACGCCCAAGGGTAGCAATTACTTCCGCACCCTTTACAACCAAGCCGCTACCGATGCCGACTGGATGTCATGGCAGATGCCTACCACGGCTAACCCGTGGATCGATGCTGAGGAGGTAGGCAAGGCGGGGGAATCTCTGCCGAGCATCGCTTTCCGGCAGGAATATTTAGCGGAGTTTGTCGATGCGGCTGGAGCAAGAATCAAGCGCGAGTGGTTGCGCTACGGCGATTGCCCTGAAGGGCTGCCTACCTACATCGGAGTTGACCTTGCCATCAGCACCAAGAGCGAGGCAGACTATACCGGGGTTGCGGTTGTATCCCGTGGTGACGATGGCACGATCTACGTTAGAGACATCAACCGTACCCGCGCTGACTTTGCTTCTGTCCTGCGGTTCATCGAAGCAATGGCCGATAAGTGGAAGCCATCCATGATCGGCATCGAGCAGGTGCAGTATCAGGCGGCTGTTGTGCAGGAGCTCCTACGGCGTACTAAGTTACCGATACGGGGCATCCGCCCAGACCGTGACAAAGTGACCCGCTTTGCGCCTCTAGAAGCCCGGTATGAGCAATCACAGGTTATGCATTGCCAAGGGCTACCGGCTTACTTTGAGGATGAGCTGCTATCCTTTCCCGTTGGTAGGCATGATGACGTGGTGGATGCTCTGGCGTACGCGTGGCAGGTGTGCGGATCAAAGCGAAGTTGGGGAGCCGTCTAAAATATATCTCTCTATACCCTTGCAAGATATACACGGGCGGTGTATATTATTGACATCAAGCAGGGAGATAGAGATATGAAACTGAAGACCGCAAACAAAGAGATTCGCCAAGTGTTGACTGAGGATGGCGTGGTTGTTGATGTAGCACCGGTTGGTACTTGGCAGTGTGCCGGTGAATGGGCAGAGTCGCTTATCAAGATGAACGCAGACACTGAGACATCTTGGTATTACGAAGGCTCAAGCGAAGACGGCAACGTCAAGACCTACATCGTAAGCGGAGACGCATACCGCTACGAGATGAAAACAATCTAAACCACTCAAGCCTACAGGCCCCCGCAAGGGGGCTTTTTCTTTTTGTGGGATACTGGGAGCATGGGTATCTTTGACCGCTTCCTTGGGCGTAAGGCCGCCGCTAATCCTACACAAGCATTGCCATTGCCGCTTAGCCAGTCTAGGGACATCTACCTAACCGGGTACGGCTCTGGTCAGCTGCAGACATTGCTACGCCGGGCGCTCCCTGGAAGTACTAAGGACTGGGCTAGAGTAGCCGGTGACCTTGGCTTGAATGGCGTTGTTGCTAGTGCTATCGATTGGTACGTGCGGAACTACCCACAGGCAACACCAAGACTCTACCGACCGGTAGATTCTCAACAGGCAGACCCGGTAGAAGACCACCCAGTCATTCAGTTGATGGCGCAACCGGATCCGATGATTATGGGTAGCCTTTTCTGGGGCTGGGTCATTCAAGATTTCAAATTGTTTGGCAACACTTACCTGAGAAAGATTCGCTCTTCCACCCGCGGCACGGTGACAGCTTTGCAGTTTCTACCGCAGGACATGGTTAGGCCTGTAGGCAACGGTGTCAACCCGCTAACCCACTACATCTACACCACGGATGGCCGCTCCTTTGACATCCCGGTTTCTGACATCATCCATATCCGGTACGGTAGAGACCCTAGCGACATCCGCATAGGTAGAGCGCCGCTTACCGCTGTACTGCGGGAGATTGCCACCGACAACACGGCAAGTACAACCGCATACGGCTTGCTTGCTAACGGTGCTATGCCATCCTTGATTGTCGGGCCTGATGCCAAAGAGACAACCGTAGACATGAGCATGGACGATGCTCGGCAGGTGAAGCGCCAACTGCACGAAGACCTTACCGGGGACGGATCAGGCGGCATCGTGGTAATGACCGGTGCCTACAAGATGGATAGGGTTAGCCTTACCCCTTCCGAGCTTGCTCTGGATTCTGTGAGACGTGTACCGGAGGAGCGTATCTGTTCAGCCCTGGGCATCAACCCGATGGTCTTGGGCCTTGGAAGCGGCTTAGAGCGCTCTACCTACAGCAATTACGAACGCGCCCAGCAAGCGGCTTGGGAAGATGGCATGGTGCCTTTGCTCCGTACCTTGGCGGATGCCATCACCGCTGACCTGCTGCCGGAATACCCGGAAACTCAGCAGGGTGACTTTGTAATGTACGACCTTGAAACCGTACGTGCTTTGGCAGATGACCTACAGGCGGAAGCGTTGCGGGCGGAGAAACTTTACAAGGCGGGCATCATTGATCGGGCTGAAGCCAAGCGCATAGCCGGGCTGGAAGCCGTGCCGGAAGATGAAGGGCATCTACACCCAACGGCAATCCCAGTACAAAGCACCGGCGGCTTTGATGGTGCCGCAGTGCGATCGTATGAGATGAAGTTCCGACCGACCGAAGCCATGCGGACAGCGGCACAACGGGCGCTTGACTGGAAGGCTGAAGGCTTTGACGGCGGGACGCGGGTAGGCCTTGCGCGGGCTAATCAAATCGTAAACGGTGAGAAACTATCCGAAGACACGATACTCCGAATGTACTCTTTCTTCAGCCGTCATGAAGTAGACAAACAAGCCGAAGGCTTCAACGCTGGTGAAGAGGGCTTTCCAAGTCCGGGGCGTGTAGCCTGGGACTTGTGGGGCGGTGATGCCGGGTTCCGCTGGTCTACAGCCAAGCGTGACGCAATGCAGCCAGACGGCAAGAGCCTTGATGGTGACCACGTATGCACTCCGGGGGTAGTGTATAAGAGCCACCCTTTTTACGGGTATTCGCTGGAGGAAATCTCAAGCGAGTAGACACCGGCACGGGCAGGATATATGCCGCTTCCCAGAAGTACCGGAATGACCTGTTAGAGCGTGAAGGCGTAGCCATCAGCCGTATGCAACGCGCATACAAGGCGGCAACCAAGGCAAGCATCGATGAACTGGAAGCGCTGGAGGGTAGGATAGCCGAGCGTGAAGCAAACGGTGAACCGCCATCCGAGACCATACTCTGGATGCGTCAGCGGATCATAGATAACATTGAGGAACTCGGAAAGAACCTTAAGAAGTTCAGCGTTGAAGGGGCAGTAATTACAGCAGATGGGCAACTGCAAGCCGCTATCCTTGCTAATGATGCAACGCCGCGCCTTGTGGAAGCGGCAGCGGGTAAAAAGCCCGCCGGTGTTACCCTTGGTACTTCATGGACAAGTCTTCCTGACGAAAGCCTCCAAGCCTTTGTCGGGTTCGCAGGCGATGGTTCGCCTCTGGCTGAGTTATTCAATAAGATTCCACAGGTAACTACCGATGCCATGCAGATGGCTTTGGTACAGGGCATCAGCCTCGGTGAAGGCCCGCGCACGGTAGCACGGCGGGTACGCAAGGCGGCAGATATTGGACGGCAAAGAGCCGAGACGATAGCACGTACCGAGATGATACGCGCAAGCCGGGAAGCTCAGCGGCAACTCTATACCGAGAATGGCGCAGTAACCGGATACCGCCGACAGGCTACGCAGGATGCGCGGGTATGCCTTGCTTGCTTGGCTCTCTCTGGCACCTTGCAGGCCACCGATACCATCATGCCTTCACACCCGAACTGCCGGTGTGTGATGATTCCGGAGACGCTCTCCTGGGCTGAGATAACCGGTGATTCTTCCATACCGGATACACGCCCAAAGGTGGCAACCGGTGAAGAGATTCTGAAGGGGCTAACACCGCTTGAAGCTCAGCAGATACTAGGCACTGCCCGCTACAACCTTTACACCGAAGGGCTACCGCTTAGTGACATGGCAACCGTGGTGCAGAATGCCGACTGGGGGCCTACTACACGGGTATTGCCGCTTAGAGACCTAGAGGGATATCAACCGGATCTCACAACGTACCTATGAAAAATGCACTGTGGGATAGTGGGTGTATGGACTTGCTGACATCTACCGTAGACGGTATCAAGAGCGACCGGTTAGGCTACGTCAAGGGCTATCTGGTTCGCTTTGGCGATACTAAGACCGCCGACCTTGAAGGTGACTTTTTCACCGCTTCAACCGACTACGGCTTTCCGGTATCGAAGGGTCAGCGCGTACCGCTCAACGTGTACTATCATCACGGCATGGATGCCGCTGTAGGCAAGAAGAGCATCGGTACAGGCTTCATCAAGATGGACGATACCGGGCTTTGGTACGAGGCGCAGTTAGATATAGCAGATGAATACGGAAGCATGATTGCCAAGTTATGCAAGCAAGGCAAGATGGGCTTTTCCTCTGGTGCAGCTGGTCATCTGGTAGAGCGCAAGAGCATGGGCGGTGCAGCTGAGATAACCCGCTGGCCTATTGCCGAAGCAAGCATTACACCGACACCAGCCGAGTATCGTAACAGCGTAAAGACCCTCAAGGAGTACTACGGCATGGAGCCTATGATGGATATGGAAGAAGAAGAGATGGTCATGGCTCCAATGCCTGAACAGTCCCCGGAAGAGTACGCAATGTCGGTATACGATGATGCCGAGGGTGACCTTATCCATGAAGGATTAGAAGCCTACTACGATGCGCTTTGTGGAGCCATTGAAGCGGTATCAGATCAGAGCATGGCTGATGCCATCATTGATGAATTTGCTCGACGTGCTAAGGGGCTATATGCCATGCACGGCATGAAGAGCGTACAGCCCGCATCCCTGCGGGGTGTTGAACGTCGACTGCGGGATGCAGTCGGTTTGTCACGGTCAAGCGCCAAGCGCTTGGCTCCCGTAGTCTGGGATTCTCTGCGGGATGCAGACCAGCCGGAAGAGCAGCCGTCCATCGTAGTAGAGGCGAAAGCCCATGACAATGACGAACGCCAGGAACTGCTGGCTCGTCTGGAGTTGTTGACACAACTATGAATCTAACACAATTGCAGAATCAGAAAGATTCTGTGCTTGCTACCGCGCGGGAGCTTGCTTCCGGTAACGGTGACCTTGCACAGGTCAAGTCCCTGATGGCTGAAGCCAAGGGCATCGAAGAGCGCATTGAGACAATCAAGGCACTCGGACAAGGCCACCCTGTGGCAACCGAAGTGCAAGCTGAGCAGCCATGGAAGTCCGGCGGCGTTGGACGCAATCCACTTTCCGGTACTCGTGATGAGGCTAACTACAAGGCTTACGCTTGGGGTCAGTGGGGACGCTCTATCATGGGCAACCGCAAGGCCGCTGAGTGGGTCAAGAACAACCTGAAATCACAGAGCGAAGGCACGAACAGTGCTGGTGGTTTTACTGTTCCAGATCCGTTGTCCTCTGAGCTTATCTACCTCCGTGAGCAGTTCGGAATTGCTCGGCAGAACTGCCGCATCTATCCGATGAGCAGCGATGTCCTCAACGTCCCTAACGCAACCGCGAGCACAACGGTCTACTACCCTGGTGAAAACACGGCTATCACGGCATCCGACCTGACCTTTGCACAGGTCAACTTGGTTGCGAAGAAGCCATCGATTCTTACTCAGGTTTCTAAAGAGCTGGCAGAAGATAGCATCATCGACTTTGGTGCAACCCTTGCCCGTGACATGGCGTACTCGCTTGCTAAGGAAGAAGACCGTGTTGTTTTCAACAACGCAGTAGACTCCACGAGCGGCCTCGATGGCATCCTGTATGCCGTCTACAACCTCAACGCAACCAAGGCTAACATCGCTAGTCTTCAGGTGTTCACAACCGGTCAGACCATCACGTATTCACCTACGTTGGCTAACCTTAAGGGCATGGTTGCCAAGCTCCCAACGTATGCACCTAATGCTAAGTGGTATATGCACAAGGAGATTTGGTACAACGCCATCGCACCTCTGCTTGATGCTTTGGGCGGTAACTCGATTATGGACATCCAAGGCGCCTACGGCCCTACGCCTATGCTCTACGGATACCCTGTGGTGTTCGTCCAGAACATGGCGAAGACGCTTGCAGCAACCACGCCTTACATCCTGCTTGGTGACCTGAGCGTTGGTACTGCATTTGGTGACCGCCGTACTGTTACGATTGAGGTTTCGGATCAGCGCTACTTTGTTGAGGATGCTTTGGCATTCAAGGCTACAGAGCGTTTTGCTTTCTCCGCTTTCGATGTTGGCAACGTCAATGCCACGGCATCCAGCCGTGTCCCTGGCTCGCTTATCGTTGGAGCATCCGCAGCTACATAAGCCTAGCGGTTTCTATCTCAAGCCCTCGGCAGACGTGCCGGGGGCTTTTCTTTATGTGGGATAGTGGAGCCATGATGACACGAGCCGAAGCGATAGCGCAGGTATCACTTTTTGTGGATGCCCAGTCCTATCCGCAGATGTCCACAACCGACATAGGG